ATGTTCGAACAACGCGTAAATTCTGACGTACTGACCGTTGCAACCGTAAACTCACAAGATCAGGTGACTCAAAAGCCTTTGCGTGACTCGGTAAAACAAGCACTGAAGAACTATTTTGCTCAACTGAATGGTCAGGATGTGAGTGACCTGTATGAGTTGGTACTGGCTGAAGTTGAACAGCCATTGTTGGACATGGTGATGCAATACACCCGTGGCAACCAAACCCGTGCTGCCCTGATGATGGGCATTAACCGTGGCACGCTGCGTAAGAAATTGAAAAAATACGGCATGAACTGATACTAGTCAGTTAAGTTGTTGTTTAAAAAGGCGTTACCCTTGATTGGTTAGCGCCTTTTTTATTGCTTGTTATATATATTGTTATACATAAAATCTCGCAAAAACCAGTAAACATACGAACAATAAGTAAGAAAAAAGACCGCCTGAGCGATCTTCTTATTGGCTAATGTGACTGGCTGTAACCTGATACCCATTCCAGTATGCAGACCTGCCACTAACGGTAATCTTCTGGCCCAACGGGCAAAGCATTAACTCCAGCGCCAACATATCAAAGGCAATAACCCGCAACGGGTAATCACTGCGTTTATCGCTTGATGCAAGAATTGTTGCTACAGCCATCACCTTCCCTGTGCTGCTCTCTACCCGCCTAGGGGCTTTGGTTATATGCCCCATAACGGTCACTGTAGGTTTAGCGCTCACATCTGGTCTTCGGCGTGGATGCCTGCGGATATTAACGCGCCACCTATCCGGCGCTTACCGTAACCCAGCGGTACTGGATTACCCTGAGCAATGGAGTTAACCGGCCCACCAAATGCGTAAGATGGTTTATTTTCCGGCGATTCACGCATTGCCAGCCCACCCTGTTGTGGTGATAGCATCTGCACTACACCGCCCAACACCATAGAAGCACCGGCCATCATCATGCCATTAGCAACACCCGCCGACATTAAAGCCGCTGTTGGGTTCCACAATGTTGCTGCAATAAGAATCGCTCCCAAGATAGTTTGAAACAGTCCGGCCTTTTTACTACCAATAATGATCGGAGCAATTCTTATTTCTTCATTGCCAATATTAAATTCCAGCTCGTCCTGAGAGATATTTCGCTTACCTTTAAAGACCGCAAAAGTAAGCCCCTTGTCCTTCGCATCATTAAGAAACCGCTCAAATCCCGGTAATAACACACAACAGGCTTTAATCGCTTCCTGTGTCGTACTGGCCGCAAAACGGAAAATACCGTCTTTATTTTCGGTGAATTGTTTCAGTGGGCCATAAAGCCGGATTGTTTTTACCTGTTCATTATTTAATGAATTCATACTGTTTTCTCCTGTTATATACCGTCAAAGGCTTTAAGCCGCTGTTGCTGTTCTTCGCTCAAGGTGTACGCAAAGTCTTCATGTTCAATCTGGTAGGTGCCAAAGCTCATCAGGAAGGCGATCGCCGGGTCTATCTTGTTGGCGGCTTTCTTCTTGTTCGGCTTGATATTGGCGTTGGCGTCGGTTTCCATCACAACGTTGCTCATCGCCCAGGCTAAGACCGGATCACCGTTGTGCTGAATTACCTTGCGGTTAACGAATACCTCGGCAGACTTGGCTACCGGGCTAAATTTCATGTAGGTCTGTGGGAACGGCTCTACATCCAGACCTGCACCCTGTAGCTGTGTTCTAAGATGGGTAGCGTTCCACGTATCGAACCCTACCAACTTGATACTAAACCGCTGGCTATCTGCCAACACATCATCACGGATGCGGTCATAATCGATACAGTCGCCCGGTGTGGTGCGTATCCAGCCACTTTTAACCCATTGCCGATATATGGCCCGGTTCTTATTGGCGGCATTATTCAACTGGGCTTCGGGGATATAGTGGCGGGTAAGTAGCAAGACACGGTTCTCAACCGGGAACGAGTAGCACACACTGGTAATATCACTGGTTGATGACAGGTCTAACCCGGCGTAACACTCCAGCCCGGCTAAATCATCCTCGCTGTAATCGGCTATACAGGCATCCCATGCACCGGAACCCATCCACGGCGTCTCACCCTGACACCAGATATTAAAGCGCTTGGTCAGCATCTCAACCCATTGAGAGGGAATGCCCCGCGCCTTATTGATGGTGTCAGTCAGTGCCGTAACATCAACAGAAACACCCAGATTAGGGTTAGCCTTAATCCAGTGTTCCGGCTGCTCAACTTCGCTCTCGTCGTCCAGCTCGTAGATCAGGGCAAACAACGATTCGTTTTGCTCTTCACCGGCCAATATCTGGCAACAATAATCATAATGTTGCTTACAGGCTGAAACCACGTTGCTACCCGCTGTGGTGATGGCAAAGAGTATCCCTTCTGGCCGGGCACCCATTCCCAACTCAAGCGCCGAATAAACGGCGTTATCCGGGTGAAGATGGTACTCATCCACTACCGCCAGACTGGGGTTAGTCCCTTCAATGGTCGAGGCTTTGGAGGCCAGCGGCTTTAACAGGCTGTTGGTTTTGGCATAAATCATTTTGTGCTGCTGGATGGTAAGGCGCTTTCTCAAGGGCTTTGAGATAAGGCTCATCTGACGGGCATCATCAAACACGATACGGGCCTGATCACGGCTCACGGCGGCGGTGTAGATATCTTGCTGGCCCGGCTCCATCACCAGAAACCAGTTAGCCAGAATAGCGGCTACCGTTGATTTGGCATTCTTGCGGGGTACCTGAATGTAAGCACTACGGTACTTCCTGCGGCCTGTAGCTGCCACCTTGAACCCCAACAAACAGGCAAAAGCAAATTGTTGCCACGGCTCCAGCACGATAGGCTGACCCCGTAGAGGGCCTTTCACATGGGGGCAAAGGTGAGAGAAGGCAATAAAGCGCGCTACGGTGGCCCCATCGAACGTATAAAGTGGGTTGTTGAGGTCGTCAAAGTACCGATCAACAGCCTGTTTTAGCCGCATACAAGCCGGTATTTTGCCGTTTTTAACATCAAGCGCGTACTGATTATAAGCGGTCAAGGGCGTCTGCCTCATCAACTTCTACCGGATTACGGCGGCGAGATACCGGATCAAAGCCCATCAGCGAGGACATTTTTATCATGATTTTTTCGGCATCAGACTTGGCTTTCAAGGCGGGGTTAGTGGTGCTCGCGCCACGTGAACCTTCAACCGAAAAACCCCGCGCCGCAAGGTCTGCCACGGTTCGACGGTACATTGAGTAGTTGAGGCAATACAATTCAAGGTTACGCCAGTCGGCATCAATCAGATCGCCGCGTTCCATCAATTGCTTTGCCCTCGCCTTCCACTCTGCGGTAGCAATCTCATCTAAATAAGTGGGGGCTTTGGGTGGTCTAGCCATAACTTTCTGTTTCCTGTGCCTTTACTGCTATGAAAAAAAACACCGCGCGTAAAAATTTGAGGGGGTGGGTGGTGCCAGCGGTCTTGGGCTTTGTCCTCAAACCTCCCCCACCCCTTGCCCTGCGCCTCGTCACCGGTTTCGGAACGCATCCATTAGCTCACGGTCACGCTTCGTCATACGCTTGCCTGTGGCTTGCTTAGACGCCTTGCTATGGCTCTGTATAAAACCCTCGCGACTACGCTGTAACTCGTTGATTAATCGCTGCATCTCTTCTTCACGCATTTTTGTTGTACTCATGTATCCAATCATTGCGGTGCTTGGCGGCCTCCTCTTGCTCATGGAACTTACCCGCTTTGCGCTGCTGCTTTGTCACAGGGTCTTGCGTAGTGGTCTTACGACTGTGGCAACTGACACACAAACCTTGATGATTACTCTCCGGCCAGAACAAAACATCTTCACCACCATCAATCGGGATAATGTGATCGACTATCTTGGCGGGGGTATAGATGCCTTGCTTTTCACAGTGGACACAAAGCGGGTGAGCCTTGAGATACATCAGGCGGTACTTATCCCATCTGGGCGTATAGCCACGTTCACGACGAGAACCACGTTGCGAGTCCTGTTGTACTCTGGCTTCCCGCTTATGTTCAGCACAGCGGCCAGCCTTCACACGTTCGCGGCATCCGGGATAACTACAACGTTTCAATGGATGGACTGGCATCAGTACACCCCCGGATCGCGATAAGTACTCCACAATGCAGAGATGGTCAGTGGCACCTCTTTAGCCTCAACCTCACTGACCATCGTCCGGCCGTCATACAGTTGAGATACATACATCAGGCACCCCACACGAATAGCAGGATTGAACTCCAGACCGGTATCAAACCGTTTACCGATATGCTGCTGGCAGACCTCCAGCGCGGCATCGATATAAATCTGAATAAGTGAATCTTCATAATCACCATCAACACGACAATGTAGCTTTGCCTCATCCAGCGTTATCATTGGCTCACACCTCCCTTGCACAGCAGCTCTAGCCGGGTGGCTTTCTCATCGGGTATCACTGCGGTAATGTCATAATTCATGGGCTTGCCACCCCTGACGGTAAAGCGAATGCGATTAGCAGAACTCACGTCAGCCCGGTAACGCATCCAGATCCGAATAGTGATTTCTGACATTTCCGCACCAGAGGCAACCAACTCACGTCCACTGATCGCCTTCACCTCGGCCCAGACTGTGGCGGCATCCTCCCACTGCTGTAAGACTTGCCCTGATGGCAGCCTGATTGTGGTAAACGTCTGTATCGTCACTTTGTGTCGTAAGCCGCCAGCTCTCATAGGTCGTCCTTAGCATCGTCGGATTTCACCTGTACAGTCTGTTTCCATGCCTGACTGAATTCCTCACCACCGGCATACGCTGGCATCCCCTCACGCTCACGCGCTTCATTCGGAGACATCACGCCTGATTTAATGGCGGTTTCGTAACTGCGGAAACGTTCTTGAGGATTGGCCCGTAGCAAGTCGGCAGTGTCAAACTCCACCTGATAGCGAACCTGAACCGGGTGACTGGCCACCAGAAGAGAGGCTTTAACCTGTTGCTCAAAATTTGTTAGCCAGGGGCGCAAGGTCTGAGACAGAAAAGCGCGACTCGCCTCGCTGAAATTGCTGTAGGTGCTGTTGGAATACTCTTGCAGGAATATCGGGCTGATATTGAATATCCGGGCAATGTCTTCAATGGTGAAGCGACGAGAGGCCAACCACTCAGCATCCTGATTGCTCATGCCTAACTGCTCGTACTTCATGCCGCCTTCGATAATCGGCGTTTTACCGGCATTGCGTGCGCCTTTGTAACGCTCCAGTGCTTCCAGTGCCTTGGCGCCTTTTGGCCCGTCTAACCAGTCACCGGTTGTCAATACGCCGGAAGCCATCAGGCCGTTATTCATCACCGACGAGCCATGACGTTGTTGAGCCAGTCCAAGCCCAACTGTTTCACGACAGACAGTGATCGGAGAGCGCCCAAGGAAACCATCTTCAGTAGCATGTCGCAGGTGCAAGATTTCTTCCTGAAGGTACGTTTTTACCGTGCCGTCCGGGTGTGTAATGGTGTAGGCGAATCGGTGATTGCTCAGGCGCCTGGGTACCACGGCACGAGGTGGGTAAGAATGCAGTGATTGTGGCTTGCCATCCTTACCCCATTCGATAACCGCATAAGCGTTACCGTTCAGCAGACAATGACGCATCATCGTGCGCTTGAACTGATAAGGGGTCTGGCAGTCATTCGGATATTCATTCAGCAGGTAATCAACCGGATGCTCCGATAACCATTCTCTTTTCTCATTCTGAACCCGGTACAGGTAACACGGCATCGAGGCCACGGCTTCACTGATAACGGTCACAGCATTCATAACAGCCGGTAGAGATTCGGCAGTAGCAGCAGACACATGTTCACCGGCCCCCGTATTGGGAATACCCGCCAGTGCCATAAACTCATCAATGGTCATTGAACGGCTTTCGGTCTTGCGTTTGAACGGCCACATATCACAACCCCGCCAGATAAGCCCAATGGGAACGCAGAGACAGATCCACCAGCTCCGGGTGTTGAGCTAACAGTGAGCGCTTGGCAATCTGAACATCCGTTTCACGGTAGGCCGGTAAGCTGGTCACGGTGATTTCCCGTAGTTCAGCCGCCAACACAGTACGGACATAGGGCTGTTTGGTACTGTCCCACTGGTCTTTTAATGCCCTAAATCCAAAGCTCATCCCTGATATATCGCCACGCTCAACCATGGTCAGCACATCACGGCCTAACTGGGTATCGGGTGGGGTTAGCTCAAAACGCAGACCGGTAGAGTCTTCACTCAATACGAGGGTGTTTGACTGGGTGCGACCTAACAGCGCGGTATAGTCATGCTCAAACAAAGCGCGAACATCGGTACCGGCGGCAAGACTGGCTTTAAAGGCATTGGGCGCGAACTGCTCGACAAACTCATCCCACAGCACCTCTGAGCGGCTATTCCATTTCACGGCATAGCCCACTAACTTTTTATCGCTAGTGGATAAGCTGGCGGTGCGGATCTCAAAATCGGTGTCTTTCATTGGTAAACTCCCTGACAAGAAAGGGGCCGTAGCCCCCGACTGGATTACTTGGCCGCGGCCTTGATTTCCAGAACCTTGATCGCGTTGGAGTCCACCAACCCACCGCCCAGATACTTATCAGTGTGAACCTTATAGAAGCCCGGTTCGGTGATATTGTCAGGACGGGTGCGGGTGCCTGTTTCATGATCGACGATGAAATAGCCGCGCTTGAAGTCACCTACAGCAATAACCGGCTTACCCGGTTCAGCATCGGGCATATTTTCCAAATAGCGCACTGGATGGCCCAGCAACATACCCGCGCCACAATGTGAGCAATGGTAGGTTCCGCGACCCTCCCGATCATCAAATCGATAGCGGGTTTTACCGCCACAACTTGGACACTCACCCTCGCTACGATTGGTTGGAATATCCAGATGTTGGAAAATAGCTTCCCAGTGGCCTTTAGCTTTGCTGCGAACGTCCTCAACGAATGTCATTTTTGTACAGCCTCCCGTTCGAGCAAATGAACCGCCACAGGCCCGGCGAGATCCAGTGCTAACCCGATTAACTCTTTTTCGTCAGTAATATCTAAATCAACATTGGATTCGAACATCAGCAGCAAGAGAGCGTTTAATTGACCAGCTTTATGAGTAGCAACATCCAGAGGTACGGACTCGTTGGCTTTCATAGCTACGCTCTCCCGGTAAAAGTGAATTCAGCAACAAAACGCGCCAGAGGCATGATGCAAGGTGCCGGATATCCATCACGGCTAAAGGTGACTCGGTTAAATGCCACGGCCTGTACAGTGACCAGTAAGCCGTGATTGTCTTTGTAGCGGTCATTAGGCAGCGGTTCGCGCATAGTTCACCCCCTCGATATTATTTGCGGCTTTTGCTGCACGTTGCTGAGCAAATTCAAGGAGTTCATAGCCGATGTCTTCACCTTCCTGATCACATATCAGCATTTGAGCGACTTCCAACATACGAGAGAGGTTAAACAGCGCATCGGCTACTTCGCAGGGGGTCAACTTATCCATGAGTGACCTCCGGCAGACGACCAGCAAAGGAAAGCACGAACTGACCGGCCAGAGAGCGGCGGGCGTCTTGTTCAGAGTGGGCGGTTACAGATTCACGGTGCGGCTTGGCGTTCAGGTCAGAACGGTGCACGGCGAGAAAGAGAAATTTAAAGCGAGTTGGGGTATGATTTAACATAGCTGCCTCGTTACTTGCGTTAACGTTGGTGGTTAGAGGCCCGGTTAGTGGTGAGACACTACCGGGCTTCGCATTTGATAGGTGAATCGCACCTATGTAGCAAACACTACTATCAGGTGAATCGCACTTCAAGTCTTTTTTTATTGTTTTTTTTGCGTATACTGAATCGCACCTATCACATGGAGATTCAGTAATGGCAACGGGTTCAATTAATAAAAAGTCACAACAACTGAATGCAAGGTTTCCGCATGATATTGTTGCTGAGATGGAGGGTAGCCTTGAAAGTGGTGAGACAAAGGCACAATTCATCGTCACGGCCGTAAAGGGCGAGATCAAGCGCCGCCAACGCAAGAAGGCCAAAGAAGCACCAGAGGGCTGAACAGGCTTACTCACAGTAACTCTGTGACCTACGAAACTTTCGCAGGTACGAGCATACTGTTCTGCAATATGTTGATTTTTATAATTACGCAAATTTGCGTTATCATTCCTCAGATTTGAGGAATCATTTAGCATGTATGGATTTTGCGAATAGTTTCTAACTAGCTGCAAATCCTGCCGCGCTGCAAGATGTTGATTTAACTCATGATGGTAAAACCCATAACCCCAAAGTGCGGTATTCTCAGTACCGCCTTTTTCTTTGCTTTTAACCTGCTGATTCTCATAGATACATCCGTGTTGAATGACTGCCGAACCGGAGTAATTTTCCGGTTTAACCGAACCCGAATACTTTTCGCCTTTGTTTACTCGACTCCCTGCGCGGCAGGTTTGTGCAAGAATCAATGAGTTAGCTAATTCTATTTCAGCACAATTAAGTTTAATCAACAGGTTACGCCGTACCGGTAAACTCGGTGAATTGCGGTGTTTAGTATGCGACTCGCTCAAGGATAGTCGGTTCAGGGTGCCAGCCAGGGGAAAGGCTTTATTCTGGCTGGCTGCTTGAGTTATGGGCATCATGCCACCACCTCCACACGCAGACCTTTAGCTGTGTAGCCCTGAACCTGCTTACCATTCACACGAACCCGCTTTTTAGTCAGTAAACGGATGTGGTCGCCGTACACATGAAGTAATTTCCCATCTAAAGCGACCTCGTTATAACCATATCGAGGCTTGTGTGACACCTGCACAAATGGGCCGCAAGCCTTGCTATTAGCGGGAACTGGTGCGACAACCCCCTTATCTTTTCCGGTTACTCGATACAACCAGAAACGCCCGTCTTTCCCTGTCAGCTTTCGCGTACGAACCGGCACATAACCAGCTTTGTGCATGGCTACACTGAACGCTGAATCATCCGGGTAATACTGGCGACGAATAATAGCAGGCACTGAAATGGCGAAACTTTGCTTAGTCCAATACTCTGTCCACTGACTAACAAACTCGATAGGCAAGCCATTAACGTTAATACCGCTGAGTACTATTTTAGGCTGAGTTTGGGTACTGCCAGCCAAGGCAGTTATTTTCTTAGATACCATTTTATTGCTCCAATAAGTTCATTATTTAGAGCCGCCGCGACAGCATTTCAGATACTGCTATTTACTTTGTGCAATTGCTCGCAAGTTAATTTCTTTTCGCTGATCAGGCGATCTTGCGTGAATTTGCATTGACATTCTGTTAGGCCAATTTGCGACCACATGGAGTATTAACGTTATTTACAGCCGGGGGATTGCGAACCCAGCAAAGTAAGTCACTGAGCAACCATGCACATGAGTTGCGGCCAAGAGGCTTACGGGCAGGGAAGCGGCCTTCATTCTCAAGAAGCCATGCAGTTGAGCGGGAAATAGAAGTAATGCGCTGACGTTCCTTTTCACGCACAAGGCGATCATAAGGTTCGGCATATTCGGCTAGAACAACTCGGCGCTGTTCTGGGGTAGGGTTGAAGTGATTAATAGTCATGCTGCTCTCTACTGTTCGGGGGTGATAGAGAGCATTCTGATTAAATCAATACTGCGATTCTGGTAAGTAGAATAAATTTATTTTAACTTACGTAAGCTAAATTTAGTTCCCAGACCATTTCTTCGGGTCAAACACCTTGCTCAATAACCGCTCAATACCATCAATTTCTAGTGGCGGCTTACCCGTATCGGGCCAAAAACTAATAGCAGAAATATCTATTTGTTTAGCCCAATCAACATAAGTTTTACATTTCTCAGGGTATTCTTTTTGTATGTACATAGCAGCCATAAGTATTTGTTCTCTTTTGGCGGCAAAGCGCTCTACATTTCCATGATTTGGCTTATCGTTACATTTATCTTGCGCTAAAACACTATGCGTTTTTCCACTGATTAAGCGTTCCAATTCAACGTTAGTAATATATAAATTATTTATTGACACAGGATAGTTAAGACCTGAAATACCAGTAGGTGTATATTTTATTCCATCCCCACCGGATCTAGAGGTAATATCATATACTGAGAAATCATTTGCTCTTGGTAGCTTCAGTGTTTTTTCATAAAAAATACCACCGTCGATTAAGGCTTTCTCAGAAAAAGAAAACAATTCACTAGATACAGCAAACATCCCTTTTATTTCAACAGGGATATGAATTAAATCCTTTGGCTCTCCGATATATATTATTTGCTCTTCAAAAACAGTAATATCTGTTTCGTAAGCAACCTCAAGATACGACAACTCTGGATGCCCCGTATAATCAGTCTCGGTTAATGCTTTCCTGGCTTTTTCATAGTCATAGCGCGAAAATATTCTAATATCATCGGTGGCAATGGAGTCAGGATCAAAATATCTTTGCCAATTTATTTTTACGCATAGCTCAACCTCACCGATAGCTGCAAAATGAATCAAGTCCTCAACATCACAAGCGATGCCAATTTCTCTTTCCACTCTATTTAGCGGGAAATACTTCTTCTCAGGAAGGCTGATAACTTTTTTCGTTGACATTCTCGTCACCCTTAACGCCCCTATATTAAAGTTTAGCGAGACAGGCGGGTAGGGTTTCCCGCTTTTCGGTTGGCCGACCTAGCCCCGCTATTTACAGTTTACGCCGTTTTGTTTGGTGATAGCAAAACCACGTTTTCATGATTACCGGCCATCACATCCAGCCGTTCTATCCACTTGTTCAGTGCGTCCAGCTTCTCAGGCAAATACTGACTGCGGTTGTACACTGCCATAACGCCGGGCAGAGCGTGACCAAGTAGTAACTCCACGATATGCGGAGGTATACCCATATCATTCATACCTGTTGATAGCGTTCTGCGTAAATCGTGGAGTGTCCATAATTCACTATGCCCCAATCTTTTCCAAATACCACGCCCAGTTTGGCTAACAGCGGATGAATCTTTTTCTTCACCTAATAAATAACCGCTCTTTTTATTCTGCTCTTTAAGGCTTTCTAGCCATCCATATATTGCATCTGGTATTGGTCTTATTATTTTATCTCCCGTCTTACTGTGTTCTTTCGGGACAATCCATAATTTGGAATCAAAATCCCATTCATTCCAAGTAGAAAGACGAACTTCATGAGTACGAGCACCAAATACCACCAGCAATCGAACTAAATTTCGATAATATGGCAACATGTTATTTTCTTCGGTAGCAAGCCATACATCACGTAATTCTTTATCAGAAAGCACTCTTGAGCGTTTACTCTGCCTTTTCCCGACATCAGGTATAGATAACCAATCAAGGGCGTCACAGATTGCGTAGCGCCTCACTCGGCAATATTTCAATGCTTGTTTACACATCTGCAATACATAACCGGCTGCAACTGGTGAGTTTTTTTTCATGCGGTCAAAGCATTGCAACCAATATCTAGTTTCACAATCTGACAGCGCCATATGGCCTATGTAGGGGTAAATATGCTTATTAAGCTGGGCTTTATGTCTCTCCACATTCGCCCTATGTTCTGTAGCATATTCAATAACCCAATAATCCAGAGCCTCTTTTACCGTTACCGGCTTTAAAGACTCAGTAAGAGTAAGGTTTAACTGATGCTTAGGATCTTTCCCTGATGCCAGCCAAGAACGACATTTATCCCGTAATTCTCTGGCTTGTTTCAAAGTCACATCAGGATATCGACCAAGGGTAACCCTATGCAATTTAGCGCCACCGCCAGTGATTCGATAAGTGTATGTCCAGCTAATCCCACCAGTAGTGGAAACCCGGATGCTCAATCCTGCCCCATCAGCAAAAAACTCATATTTCGCCCTGGTAGTTCCAAGCAGATTTTTAAGTTTTTTATCTGTTAGCTTGTTCAGTTCACCGGCCATGACAACCCCATTTCTGTTATACAAATTGTTATACACTATTTGTCGCAAGAACCCAAAAGCAGTGAATAACATAAAAACAGAAAGCAACGTAACCAATTGAACTTAAATATAAAAAATGCATTAACACGAATGAATAAAAAAGCACAAAAACCATATATGCCATTCTACGGCATGAACTGATACTAGTCAGTTAAGTTGTTGTTTAAAAAGGCGTACTCCACACGGAGCGCGCCTTTTTTGTTAGGTGATTTCTAGGCAACTTCCACTCGATTACGGCCTTTCTGTTTCGCTCGGTATAAAGCTTCATCCGCCCGCTTCAGCGCATCCTCCGGCACCCCGACCCCATTCCAAAACGCCACACCCAATGAAATCGTGATAGGTCGGATACCCGGCATCGCCATCATTTCTACATTGTGCCGCAGCCGGTTAGCAACCTGTATGGCAACATCCGGCACCGTGCTCGGCAGCAACATCAGAAACTCTTCACCGCCACTGCGGCACAGAATATCGCTGTCACGGGAGCTATCACGAATTTGTATTGCCAATTGCTTGATAACCTCATCACCGACATCATGACCATAAGAGTCATTAATTGATTTAAAGTGGTCAATATCCAGTGCAATGACAGAAAAATGCTGCCCGAGCTGGGCGATAGGTTCGAGCGTCATCGCCAGCCCGCGCCGGTTATACAGACCAGTCATGGGGTCGGTATGCGCTTCGAACCTCAATTTGCCGATTTTCTTTTGCAATAGACTGATACCTATCAACAAGGCCCGTTTAAGCTGCGTCGCCTCGAAATACCATGAGGGAATTTCTTTGATGCTACTGGCAATATCCGGTTTATCCATATCATTGGCGCTGCCTGCCAGTAACCACAGCGGGCGAGCAATTAACCGCGATAATAACCAAACGCCCAACAATGTGAGTAACGCCAGCGGCGCAATATGCCCCAGCCCTTTCAGCATCAACCCTTCCAACGGCTTCAAAGTAGAGGATTCTGGCCGCAGGGTAATAATTTCCCAACCTGACGGATCCACAACGGCATAGCCCGCCAGCATCGATTCGCCATTGGTGCTGGTCACCATCAAGCTACCATTGTCATTTTTTTTGGCTGCCTCTGTAATCGGCTTTGGCTCTAGTATCTCCCCGATACGATTAACATCTCGGTGATAAAGAATGCGCCGCTCGCCGTCGAGCACCACAATGTAAGAACCATCGCGATAGTAATGTTCACCCAGTAACTCATTTAAAATACTTTGCTTACGCAGATAAATAGTCCCGCCTATGTATCCGCGATAGTGTCCATCCGGCGTGATAATGGGTGTCGATATATTGATAACCAGATTGTTAGCTGCTGACACATATGGCTTGCTGATAATGGGGCGGCGGAGCTTGAGTGCCTCTGCCGACCCAGGTGATGTCAGAGTGTGGCCCAATAGTTGGAGGCTGTCTGGCGATGTGGCGCGGATAATACCCTGAGCATCGGTTATCACTACCGAGTTAAAACTGTCCGTCTGATATTTGAGTCGTGCGGTTTCCGCTTTCAGAACGCCCTGATCGTCAAAATGCTTTGCGGCGATCATGCTGCTGTAGTGAAGCTGCTTTTGCGCACTCCGCAAAAAAATCTCCGTACTGGACGCCAGCTTAGCGGCATAAACACGGTTAGCTTCCAGTGTATTATCGATCAATAGCTGCCGTTGAACCCGATAACTGGCATAGAAACTGTTTGCCAGCGTCACAAAGGCGCTCATGACAGCCAGAATAAGAATTAAACGACCTAAGTCGAGACGGAAAATCTTGGTTGAAATCATCGAGCGTAACAA